ATGAGAACACAAAACAAAACAATAAAAAACCTCCAAAATCGCCTTTCCTTACTAAAGGAATTGAGCAAAATTAAGGAAAGTCTTGTTATGTTCTGTTCGTGATCCGGGGTAGATCCAATCATCCACATGACACTGGTCCAACGGATATACGCCAGGTTCGAAAATCTGGCGATACACAGAGGATTGATGTCAGCAGTGGATGACATGAAAGCATCCCGTCTGGCATTCACACGGTGACTCTGCGGACGACCTTTATCAGGTCATGTTGGATGTCCCATAGCAGTCGACGGACTTCCTAAGGTAATACCTAGGGAAATACGTTTCATGCTACGAGATAAACAACCTGATCTGGTAAAAGCCGTGATAACTATGTTGTCAATTAGTCGTTATATTAAAGGAGGAAAACCAATAGACTTAGAAGCTATTACTTCTCCGTTTAAACCAAAGCTCCTTCGAACAGGTGAAATATCACTTGCTCTAGGAAAGTTAGGAATAAAAAGAGGGCAGGAGCGACCCGGAGATTGAAAATTCTCCTGGATAACAACTGCAGGTCCGAATGGGCCTAGTATATCTTCCAGTCTACAGGACCTTCCGAAATTTAACGACCGATTTAGACCCTTGGTAGAAGTCATGCTACCAGAGCTTCTCCCCACTATTGATAAACTACTTTCCTGAGAGAAGTCTTTCAAACTCTCAAGTCTTATGAGCTTGAGTGGATGAAGAGATGATTCTTTAAGGAAACTGTCTATCAAAGCGGATCGAGAAGGAAAGAGTCGTATATTCGCCATCTTCGACTACTGATCTCAGACAGTCCTAACCCCGTTACATGATTGAGGGTACTCAGTCTTAAGGAAAATTCCTCAAGATTGCACCTTTAATCAAACGGAAGGATTGAAAAAGATTCAAGAAGTCAAAAGTAGGAAAATATACTACTCTTACGATCTAAAATCGGCGACAGATCGGTTTCCTGTACTAGTACAGCAACAGATCTTGTCTCTAATTTTTAACCCTAGTTATGCCGATGCTTGACGTAGAATCATGACCGAAGAGCCGTTTCGCCTAGCAGGAGTCGAACAACCCATAAAATGGGCTGTTGGACAACCTCTAGGAGCGAAAAGCTCATGAGCCATGTTTACACTATGCCATCACGTAGTGGTACATATAGCAGCCATCCGAACTAATTCGGAGGCGCATTATGTCCTCTTAGGTGATGATATAGTGCTCCGAGGTCGAGCTTTGGCCGTAGAGTATAAACGGATAATGTCATCCCTAGGTGTCTCAATTTCTGAGCAGAAATCTCACGTGTCAAAAGATACGTTTGAATTCGCTAAAAATTGAGTACACAAAGGGATTAACATGAGTGGGTTCCCTATCGTAGGTTTCATCGAATCATTAGGAAAACCATTAGAAATGGCTGTCCTATTCTTCTTTGAAGTACCTATGAAAGGGTATCTCTTCTCAATTTGTCCGCGCACCCTATCGTCTTTTTTCTTACCGTTAGTGTCTATCACCGACAATACGCGGCTTGCGGTTTACAACGCAAATCGAGTTTGTCAAGTGTATAGCCTACTGGGTTGACTCCACGACCGACATAGCGGATGGGCTAAATATTTAGTCCAGTCGGCTGGTCTGGTCGTAAATCAGTACGATGCAAACGAACACATAACTAAGGTGTTCCACGCAAAAGTACTGAAGGAGATAACCCAGCGGGTTCAAGATCTTCAGGTTTTTGCGGTGGATCTATTCTCGAAAGTTCGAGAACTACCACCTTTCAAAAACCATTGAGATCCTGAAGCATGACCGGGAAGAATAGGGACGAGTGGATTCGAGTTCTCCTCAAATGCTGCCCAAGTCCCTATCTTTGAAGCTCTTTCAAAAGAGAGCGAGATAAGATACTCGGATCTGATGCAGCACCTGCTAGAGGGCTCTCAAGATCTTTTTTCGCTAGAAGAGTTGGAGGAGTTTAGGTTTCCTCCTCGTCCACAGCTAAAAGGTTTTGAGCCTCTTAGGCAGAAAGAGAGCACTCGTACCCTCCAGATAATATTTGCTGGATTGAACCAACAAATACTCCGGACGGCAGAGGAGTCACAACAAGACGCGTATAAGTTAAACCGCAACTCGGCTGGGCTAGTCCTTGAGAAAGACTAATCCAAAGGAGCTCTGCGGCCTTGACTTATAGGCCCCCGCTATGTCGAATACCCAAACCGGGAATCCCTCCCGAAGTAAGCATTTGACATATGCCTACCCCGAAAG